ATTTAAAGTTTACAAACAAAAAGAATTATTAGAAGATAGTATTATTATATACAGAGTGCAACGTGCGCCAGAAAGACGTGTGTTTTACATCGACGTAGGTAATATGCCAGCACACAAAGCTATGAGCTTTGTAGAGAGAACAAAAAATGAAGTTCACCAAACACGTATTCCTAATATGAGTGGTGGTGGAACCAAAGTTATGGACAGTGCATACAATCCACTGTCAATTATGGAAGATTATTTCTTCGCACAAACTGCTGAAGGTAGAGGCTCGAAGGTTGAGGTATTACCAGGCGGTGAAAATTTAGGCGAAATTGATGATTTAAAATATTTCAACAACAAACTAATGCGTGGTTTGCGTGTTCCAACTTCTTATCTGCCAACAGGTAGTGAAGATGGGATTGCAGCATTCAATGATGGTAGAGTTGGAACAGCAATGATTCAAGAATTTCGTTTTGCAAAATATTGTGAACGCTTGCAGATGACAATACAAAAAACACTAGACAAAGAATTTAAATTATTCTGCAAATACAGAGGCATTGATGTAAGTGCTAGCTTGTTTGATTTGAATTTCTCTGAGCCACAGAGCTTTAGCAAGTATAGAGAAATTGAAATTGACCAACAACGTGCTAACTTGTTTGGTAGCTTGGAAGGTGCAGGCTATCTAAGTAAGAGATTTATTCTTTCACGTTATCTTGGACTTACTGAAGAAGAAGTTCTTGAAAACGAAAGACTATGGGGCGAAGAAAACGATCCTGAAAACAAACCATCCGGTGACGCTATTGGCGATTTAAGCAGTGTAGGCGTAAGAGCAGGTGATATGGATAGTTTTCAGCCAACAGACGTTGATGCAGAAAACGATCTAGGAGATGACGATATCGATACAGATACAGATACTGCTGATGCAGACACAGATACAGGAGCTGATTCAGATGAGATTTAATGAACTAGCACAAAATGCAAAAGATGATGAATATAACAAGTGGGATATGGACGATACACGTAGACCAAAGATTACATTACGTCACTTAAACAAAATGCGTAATCGTAGAGAGCTTGCACGTAGCGAACATGCTACAAAAGTAGAAAAAGTGCAACTACAATACGGTTCTAGCGGTGATTCACCAGAATAAAACCGCAAAAAATAACCTATTTTAGCTTTGTTTTTATGTATATGATTAAATAATAACAGAGAACTATAGCAACCGCAGTTCAAAACTGCGGTTTTTTGTGTATAATACATTGGTATATGGCAAGACGTCTTAAATACATGTGTTATAACCTATGAAGGAGAATGCCATGAGTGCTCGCGAACGTTATATTAAAGTAATTGAGAGCCTTGTAGAGGGTGAAGATGCAAAAGCGTCAGAGCTACTACATGAAGCTTTCGTAGAAAAAGCACGTGAAATTTGGAATGATCTAGTTGAAGCTGACGAGATCGTAGAAGATGAAGTAGCGGAAGAAGAACTAGAAGAAGGATTCGGCGGAGAAGAAGCTGATGACTTTATCGACGACATCGAAGAAGATGAAGATGAAATTGAAGCTGAGGAAGCATTTGGAGAAGATGCTGACGAAGAAGACATGGATGACATGGATGCAGAAATGGAACTTTCAGACGATGAAGGCGATATGGACTTCGACGGCGACGGTGAATCAGATGATCACGAAGAAGAACACGAAGAAATTGAAGACAAGCTAATGAGCGTAGAAGACGCATTAGCTGATCTTAAAGCAGAATTTGCCAAAATGATGGGTGATGATGCAGAAGAAGCACCAGAGATGGAAGAAGAGCTTGCGTTTGAAGCAGACGAATCAGAAGAAGAACTTGAGGAGTCAACAGACGAAGCAGACGAAGAAATCGAAGAAGCTACTGATGAATCAGACGAAGAAAACCTAGAAGAAGGCGCAGAACTTAAAAAAGTTGGTAAAGACGGCATGCACCCAGCAGATATGCCAGCAGGTGACGATGGTAAAGCATCGCCAGTAGCAGGCAAAAATGATATGGGCGGCGAAGCAGTTGATATGTCATCAAAAGGTTCAGAAGGCGACAAGTCAGGTTTAGTAGATGCACCAAAAGACATGGGCGTAACACACCCAGGTGACGGAGCAGCTATGAAGCCAGAACCAAAAGGTCACGGCGCTGAGAAAAAAGGCAAGGCTGAATAATTATGCGTAACACACCACTAACAGAACATCTTACATTTGACCAAGCTAGAGTCGTTACTGAGGCATCTCAGGACGGTAAAAGCCTGTATATGGAAGGTATTTTTGTGCAAGGTGAAAAGCGCAATCAGAATCAGAGAGTATACCCTGTAAATGAAATTTCAAAGGCTGTTAAAAATATTCAACAGCGTATCGAAGAGGGTATCTCTGTATTAGGTGAAGCAGATCATCCAGATGATTTGCAAGTAAATTTAGACCGTGTAAGTCACATGATTGAAAAGATGTGGATGAACGGTCAAGACGGTTATGGTCGTTTAAAACTGTTACCAACACCAATGGGAAATATTTGTAAAACCCTTATAGAAAACGGTGTAAAACTTGGTGTTTCATCAAGAGGTAGCGGCAACGTTAATGAAAGCGGTAAAGTTAGTGATTTTGAAATTCAAACAGTTGATATTGTTGCTAACCCTAGCGCACCGGATGCATACCCTGATCCATTATATGAGCAAATCATGAACGGACACCGCGGTAATATTCTATTAGACGTTGCTAGTGCAGTAAATCAAGACGATTTAGCTGAACAGTATCTCCAGAAGGAGGTACTAAAGTTCATTGAAACTTTAGATATTAGGAGAAAGTAATGGCTAACAATGCAATCGAACAACTCCTAAGTTCAGAAGTGCTATCTGAGGAAGTGCGTTCAACACTTTCAGAGGCATGGGAAGCAAAACTTGTAGAAGCACGTGAGGAAATCACTGCTGAACTACGTGAAGAATTCGCAAACCGCTACGAAACTGACAAAGAGCAGATGGTAGAGGCTATGGACGCAATGCTTAATGATACAATTAAGTCAGAGCTAGAAGAATTTCACGCAGATAAATCAGCGGCAGTTGCAGCACAGGTTGAATACAAGAAAAAAGTCGCAGAACATGCAGAACTTCTAGATAGTTTTGTAATGGAAACCCTGAAGGGCGAAATTGCAGAGCTGCGCGAAGACAGAAAGCTACAAGAAGGTAACTTCGAGAAGCTGGAAGATTTCGTAATGGAACAACTTACTTCAGAACTTAACGAATTCCATCAGGACAAGAAAGACCTAATTGAACAGAAGGTAAAACTTGTAGCTGAAGGTAAACAAATGATTGCTGAAGCAAAGTCAGAATTCATTGATAAAGCTTCTGGAAAGCTAGCAAGCCTTGTTGAAACAACACTTTCAACAGAACTTGGTACGCTTAAAGAAGACATCAAATCAGCAAAAGAAAATATGTTTGGAAGAAAAATCTTTGAAACATTCGCTGCTGAATTTATGGGTTCACACCTTGCAGAAGGCACACATATTTCTAAGCTATCAGCAGAAATTGCTGACGTGAAAACTCAATTAGACGAAGCACGTCAGGAAATTGCTACAAGAGAGGCAAAAATTGATGAAGCAAACAAAAAAGTTGCAAGAATCAACGAAAGCCGTGAGCGTGAGTCAGTTATGGCTGAACTTATGTCTCCTCTAGCTAAAGATAAGCGTGAATTAATGACAAACTTACTAGAGTCTGTGCAGACTCAAAAGTTAAAAGCTGCATACAATAAGTATCTTCCAACAGTGCTTAATGAATCAGCACCAAAGTCAGAAAAGACGCAAACAATTACAGAATCTCAGAAGACTGAGATCACAGGTAACAAGGCTCACACACAGTCATCTGAAAGTGAAGCCGAGATTATTAACCTTAAAAAGTTAGCAGGTATCAAATAAGGAGTATACCAAAATGACACAGAATCTATTTGAAAATTGGGACGTAACAAGAGAAGCCCTAACAGATGGTCTAGCTGGCAACAAGAAGGTGGTAATGGAATCAGTTCTAGAAAATACAAAGAGCTACCTTTCAGAATCAGCAGCAGCAGGCTCAACTATGGCAGGCAACATTGCATCACTTAACAAAGTGATCCTACCAGTAATTCGTCGTGTAATGCCAACAGTTATTGCAAACGAATTAGTTGGTGTTCAGCCAATGACAGGTCCAGTGGGCCAAATTCACACTCTACGTGTGCGCTACGGTCAAACAGCAGCTGGCGTATCAGCTGGTGACGAAGCACTATCACCATTTGCAATCGCAAAAGGTTATTCAGGCGATGCATCATCAGGCACAGCAGACGCAACTGCAAACCTAGAAGCAGACGCAGGACGTAAACTAAGCATCCAAGTTCTAAAGCAGACAGTGGAAGCTAAAACACGTAAACTATCAGCACGTTGGACATTTGAAGCAGCGCAAGACGCTAACTCAATGCACGGTCTAGACGTTGAAGCAGAAATCATGCAAGCACTTGCACAAGAAATTACTGCTGAAATCGACCAAGAAGTTCTAACATCACTACGCACATTAGCGGGTGCAGCAACAGACACATACGATCAAGCGAACGTATCAGGTCAAGCTACATTTGTTGGTGATCAGCATGCGGCACTAGCAGTGCTAATCAACAGAGCAGCAAACCTAATCGCGGCAAGAACACGCCGTGGCGCAGGTAACTATGTTGTTATCTCTCCAACAATGCTAACTGTTCTACAGTCAGCAACAACATCAGCGTTCGCAAGAACAACTGAAGGTCCTTTTGAAGCACCAACAAATACAAAATTCGTAGGTACTTTAAACAACACAATGAGAGTGTTCGTAGACCAGTATGCAGCAGACAACGCACCGCTTCTAGTAGGCTACAAAGGTGACGGCGAGATTGACGCAGCAGCATTCTACTGCCCATATATCCCACTAATGTCATCAGGCACAGTCCTAGATCCAGCAACATTCGAACCAACAGTGTCATTCATGACACGTTACGGTTATGTAGAGCTAAACAACCAAGCATCATCACTTGGTAACGCAGCAGACTACCTAGCTAAAATCGATGTTGACTCAGCAGCACTATCATTCCAGTAAGAATTACTTGGAATTCAACAACAAGAAAAGCAGGACTTCGGTCCTGCTTTTTTATTGATCTATTTAATATCCTATGCTATAAATAAAACATAACATTTAGTTATATTTGTGAGCGCCAGGGTAAAGCTGGCAAGCAAAGGAGAATGATATGGAACTACTCACAGTTTGGATGCTCATTGGCTTTTTATTTGCAGCCTATGCAGTCATTGCAAACGATTCAGTTCAAACATTAGGAACATGGATCGCATCAAACAACGAAAAATTTCATTGGAGAACAATGTGGGCCGCTGCTTCAGCGGTTTTATTATATACACTCTGGTATGGATGGTATATGAACGGAGGCGACATTAGTTATGGTCGTCTAAACAAAATTCCTTTTCAGGAAATACAATGGTATCACGCAATGGCACCAGCACTATTATTGCTGTTGACACGTATTGGTGTGCCAGTATCAACAAGTTTCCTAGTATTGAGTGCATTTGCATCTACATTTGTTTTAGAAAAGATGCTTATGAAATCTATGATGGGATATGCAGTGGCTGCAGTAGCCGCTTATGCAATATGGATTGTAGTTAGTAAATTATTAGACGAAGCAAAACCAGTCAAAGAAGAACACAAGAAATGGTGGCGTGTAGGGCAATGGATAACAACAGGCTTCCTGTGGTTTACTTGGTTATCACACGATATGGCTAATATTGCTGTATTCTTACCACGTGAAATTCCGTGGGACCTAATGGCATTGATAAGTTTAATCTTTGTTGGTGGACTTTATTTTATGTTCCGTGAAGGCGGTGGTAAAATACAAAACATTGTAATTGAAAAACACAATACACGTTATGTGCGTAGTGCTACAATTATTGATTTAGTATATTGGATTATACTTTGGTTCTTCAAAGAGCTTAACGACATACCAATGTCAACAACATGGGTATTTGTAGGACTACTATGTGGTAGAGAACTAGCAATGGCAACAATGACAGGCAAGCACAAGTTTAAAACAGTGTTTCCACTTGTTACACGTGACTTCTTTAAAATGATGATTGGACTAGCCGCATCTGTAGGAGTTGTGCTTACAATACATTACATAATAGTTCCTAACGGACTTTAGATAAATAATGATGTAGCGCAGAGTTGTGCTACATCATCTTTGATGGTTCACACTGATTATAGCAGAGTTGTTATATTAAAGGGTGTGACTCATTTATTCCTTAAAAATAAATGTTTTATTCATGGTTTACAAAAGTAAACTTACATTAAGTCAAATGGAGAATATTACAATGACTACAGGAAAACAATTCGTAGAACAACTACGCAAAGACAACGAAGCACTTTTCACAGCTTCAAAAATGAACGTGAAAGCATACTTTGAATCAAAAGACAATTCAGCTGAAGCTCTAGTAGAGCATTTCACTGGTCGTATGGTTAATGAGAGAATGAACATGGTTGAAATCTCAGCAAAAGTAGCTTCAATGCCAGCAGACGCTGATCCAATCGAACTACAAAACCTATCAAAGCAGGCAATGGATGAAGCAATCCACTTCCGTATGGTTAAAGAGTGTATCGAAAAGATCACAGGCGAAGAACTAGACGTTGCAGCAGCTATGGCAGCTGAAGCGGCTAAACCACAAGCAAAAGGTGCAGACCTGTTAGACGCTTATGAAGCATCAACAGATGACGCAGCTTTAGCAGTATACCAAATGGTAGCAGAAGGTCGTGCATCAGCAGTATGGTCACAAATGGCTGAAACAATTGAAGATTCATTCATTGCAAAATCATACGCAAAAATTGCAAAAGACGAAGGCTTCCACGCAACTATCGGCGAAATGAAACTAGAAGAAATCGCAACAACACCAGAAGTTCAAGCACACGTGCTAGAAATTGTAGACGGTATGAGAAGAGACCTATACAATGTTTCATGTGAAAACACAATGAAAGCAGAAGGTTCAGACGAGCTAGTTAAAGAAGCTTACGGTTGGTAAGGTAAATAATTGTAGTGAGAATTGGGTTAACACAACGCATATTGCATTACAATGATATTGCGTATGATTGTCTAGAACACGGTTGGCAACAACTACTAGATGGTCATACGTTATTACCTGTAGCAAATAATCCTGAACAAAACTTTGCAAATTTAATCAAAGATTTAGATTTTGTAATTTTTACTGGAGGGGATGCAAGTCATCCACGTATTGTTACAGAAATACGTTTGCTAACTGAATGTTACAAACAAAATAAACCTGTTCTAGGTGTTTGTCATGGAGCTCTTCTCATCAACCAGCTTGAAGAAGGAATTAATGTTGAGTGCGATAATCATTATAATGTAAAACATAATGTTATAATGGATAAAAAAGTTTACACAGTCAACAGCCATCATCAAAATAAAATATTATCATTGCCTCAAAGTTTTGAGATTATTGCTATTACAAAAGAAGGTGATATTGAAGCATTCAAGCACAAAGAAAGAAATATTTGGGGAGTAATATGGCATCCTGAGCGTATGGATAATCCAGTATTGCCAAATGATTTAGAAAGGTTTATAAATGGAAAAAAATGAAGATTGGGGAGATAGTCGTTGGGAGTTTACCAAAGCTCAGTCACAATGGCACTTTGATGCTCTCAAAGAAGGTCCACAAGATTACAAAAATGTATGCACATTTGAAGGTGATTGGGACGATGCAGTAAACCAATGCTTGGGTAGAGTTTTAGACAGTTCATGGTCTAGCCGTAACCAACTAAGCAAAGATGATGATCATAGAACATATACTGCTGATGCAGAAGAACAAGATTTAATCCGTGCAGGTGCTGATCCAAAAATGCAAGTATTTTCACGCACAAAAGCAGAAGATTTTGAAGTATTTCAAAACCTTGCAGCATACTTTGGCATGGAAGATTATACAATTAAGTTTCACAATCAAAAAACTGGACAAATGTTACACTGGCATATTGATAACTTTGCAGGCCGCAAAGAACGTGGAAATAGTTTTACAGAAATTGAAGCAGATAGAAATCCAGAACTAATGCGTAGATTTGTAATTATGCTAGATGATTGGAAACATGGACAAGTGTTTGCATTAGGTAACAGTAATTGGCATCAATGGAAACGTGGAGAATGTGTTACTTGGGAATGGCGTGATATTCCACATGCTACATGTAATATGGGTTGGGATAATCGGCCTATGCTACAAGTTACAGGCTGGACAACAGATAAAACACATGACATAGTTGCTAATGGCGAAAAAAATCTTAAAATAAAAGTATAAAAAAGGTTGACATCCTGGTTTAGTTTTGTTATATTATATAC